ACTGAACCAAACAAACCTGCGCAACCAAGTAGAAAAAATAAACCATTTTTACCAGAAGTTGCCCCAGGAATCAAAACAGACCCTAAGGCTAAAGTATAATGAAAGATTTGTATTTAATATATGTAAATCATGTAGGGAAAAATTATAAAGGAAACCATATCTATGAGTTCCTTTTTTCCGATACAACAAGTGGTATTGATGGTGAAGAGTGGGATACATTTCCCGCATCTGGAAGACCTGAACCGCCGCATGAAATATTTATAAAATACGTTGGTAAACTAGATTCTAATTTAAAATTGGATGTTGTTCAAAATAGTGATACATTTGCTGTTTGGGACGCGGTTGACGGAGTTATTGCGTTGGCTTGGGAGAATGTAAACGCTTATGATTCGTATCCAGAACACAGATTGTGTTTTAAGTTTGGTGAATCAGTAAAAGAAGTTGAAGATAAGCTTTATGAAAAAGATTTAATATTGGTAAATTTTGACAAATATGAAAAACAAAAATAAAATAAAAGAAGAAGATGTAACCAAGGGAAGTGACGGAACTGGGGATTCGCCATCAACGGATGATACTAGCTCAACAACTGATACTAGTTCACCTAGCAAATCAATTTCAGCAAAACCAAGTCCTGAGGGAACTCTTTATTTTAGTGGAGCTGAGATGAATAAGACTAAAGTAAAAAAAGCGATAGAAAAAGCAAAACAAGATAAGATGGACGTTAAAATAGTTAATGAATCTGAAATGAATACACCTATGAAATTAGAATATCTATCCGAAATTAAAGACTTTGAAACTGGTGAAGTATCTAAACCGTTCACAATAGCTGATAAAAAATATCAAATGGTTAGAGCAATGACACCCGATAGACAAAAGGTTATGGGTGTGTATTGCATGGATGAAGTTGATGACGAGGGTAATAATATCATACATGATGTTAAGCATTTTGAAGAAAATATAGCAAAAAAAGCAATTCAAGAAACTGGTGTTGTAGAACCTGATGGTCCTGAAATGGCAACGTTAATGGGGTTAGAAGAAAAAAAAGAAAATAGTTTTGCAGGCCATAAACACTTTATTGTAAACGAAAAAACTGGTAAAGCTAGAAAGTTTAAGTCTATTGAAGAATTAGCTAAGGCTCAAATGGGTGAAGATGAAAAATATATGGGTATTAGAGAATTCAAAAAGTTTGTTGATGAAGCTTTATTTGGTGCTAGTGGTAGAGGTATGGGTGTTGTTAATGAAGTAACACCAACAGGTCAAGAGACAGATGAAGAAATGAATGCTAAGGCTCAGAAACTAATGAAGATGATAGGTAAAAGAATACCTACAACCATAATTGATACTATTAAAACAAATAAAGTTGCGCAAAGAGAAGTTATTGCGGCTTTTGCCGAATTGATAGGTGTACCTAGAAACGGATTGTCAGCGTTGATTACTGGTATTAAAGATATTGCAAAGAGTCAACAACAAACACAAGGAAAACCAGCTGAAGAACCTGCAGCCGTTACAGAAAAAAGAATAATTAAAGTAAAAGATATAAAATAAAACTATGAGCGAATTTAAAAAATTAGCAGAAAAAGCTTTGGCTAAGTCAAAAGAAAAAAAAGTATTAAACGAGGCTGTTATGTATCCAGAAGGGTTAACCGAAAGGATGCATCCGAGTTTAGAAGAGGAATTGGCTAATGATAAAACATCCATAGGTAAACATCCAGCTATACCTGAAGGTGACGAGCATTCATTTACCCAAAAAATCATGGGTGAGCGTTTTAATGAAGTTTGTAAGCGTTATAAAAGAGCATTTGATGTTGATAATATAGACAATCAAAGTGTTATGATGGAAATGATGCCAATGGTTTATGAAACTATTGCATTAGAATCTAAGCATAAGAAAAAGCTTGAGGATTTGGCAATAAAGATGATTAGGCAAGAGTATGATATGGGTGAAGATGCGGTTGAAATTATTGCTGAGTTAACACCAAATATTAATATAGAAGGAACCAAGAAAAACGCAAAACCAATGCCAGTTGAAGGTATGGAATTTGAGTCTCATGATGATATGGTTAATGCGACTGATGAAGTTTATAAAAGAAGATTTTTAAACGCTATGACACAGGGTGCCGCTAAAAAATGTAATCACATGTTTCATATGGCTGATGACGAATTAACTGATATGGACCCTAAATTACCAAATAAGTATAACAAGATGATGTCGGCAGCCGATTATATGTATTATGTTATACCTAAAATGGAAAATCAAGTTAATGGTGGTGTTGTTAGAGTTGAATTTCCAACAGCTGAAAATCCTAAAGCTAAAATACATGCACAGGCTATGGTATTCCCTGTGTTAATCCATGAAATTGTTAAGGGGGTTATGGAATTGCTTTCAGCACATGGTTTACCAAAAGATAAAAGCATGGCAAACTATGTTGTTAATAAAGCAGATTTCTTAGCAGCAGAACCATGGGACATGAGATTAGGTCCAGCCGTTTGGGGTAAATTTACAGACAAAATACCTGCTGATGATTTTGGTTTAAAACATCATGTATATTCTGAACTAGCATCATTGCCAGCAAAAGAATTTCATAATCAAATGAGAGAGATTATGGCAGGTACCAAGAGAGGTCAAAAAGTTATAGATGAAATATTACATGGTGTTAAAAGAGGGTTGCAAGAAGATGAGTTTAACCAAGCAATAAATGAACTGAATATGGGTAATGATTGGGAAGAAAACAACGATGGTTTTGAAGAATTTTTATAAAAATTAAGACACTCAAAAATGAGTGTTTTTTTTTACATTTTTTTTAAAAAATAGTTTATAAAATGCGGGGGTAAGTTATATTTATTAAAAAAGCCTCACATGACAACCCCAAAAATTTTATTTGTTTTAAAAAAGAGAAGACTGTATAACATGCCAACAGCAAAAACGTTGCATTCAGGTCTTTTTAATAGCGCAACGTTTGTAAACGAAATGCTTAATCGTAATGGCATTGAATCTAACTTAGTACAAGTTGATGATAACAATTGTATTGATAGAGAAGTTTCAAAATATAAACCAACACATGTTATTATCGAAGCTCTTTGGGTGATACCAGAAAAATTTGATGCGTTACATAAATTACATCCAAAAGTAAATTGGATTATTAGATTACACTCCGAAATGCCGTTCATAGCAAATGAGGGTATGGCAATGGAATGGATTTTTATATATGATAAAATGGGTAAGAGGAACAAAATTCATATCGCCCCAAATACTGAAAAAATGTATGGTGATTTGAAAAAAGCTGGTGTTAAAAATATGATTTTTTTACCAAACTATTATCCTGTGGTAGGGGCTGACAAAAATATTTTTAAAGATAAGAATCATGTTGATATAGGTTGTTTTGGTGCGATAAGACCAATGAAAAATCAACTAATACAAGCAGTGTCCGCTATTGATTTTGGGAATAAAATTACCAAACCAGTTCACTTTCATATAAACAGTGAAAGGATTGAAAAGGGTGATAGCGCTTTAAGAAATATTAGAGCGTTATTTGAGAACCAAGAAGTTCATACGTTAGTTGAACATCCGTGGTATAGCCATGAAGATTTTAATGATGTTATCCGTAAAATGGACATTGGATTACAAGTATCGTTAAACGAAACATTTAATATTGTTGCCGCTGATTTTGTTTCTAATAATATACCAATTGTTGGTTCTAATGAGATTAATTGGTTAAGTTGTTTTTATAAAGCTAACCAAACATCAAGTGATGATATCGTAAAAAAAATGAAATTTGCTTACAGGTTTAGAAGATTTAATTTTCAAAAATTAAATAAATTAGGGCTTATCATGACTGGTGAGGTTGCAACAAAAGCATGGGTTAAATATTTCAAAAAACATTAAAATACGGTTTTAATCGTCTACTAGCATATTTATTAGTAAAAAGAATATGTTGACAAGACAAGAAATAATGAAGGAGTATGCAAAATGTTTATCTAGCCCAATATACGCTATTGAGACTTATTTAGAAACATTTGATAAAACCCAAGAAGGCTTTGTTCAATTTAAACTATTCCCAAGACAAAAAGAAATTTGCCACGCTTATGAGCATCATAGGTTTAATTTAATAACTAAACCTAGACAGGCGGGTGTATCTACAACAACAGCAGCTTATCTATCAATTAAGGTAGGTTTTGCCGATGAAGAGAATCCAGAAGCGGTTCTTATCATCGCAAATAAGCAAGAATTGGCTTTTGAATTCTTGGCCAAAATTAAAGATTTTGTTTCACAATTACCTAGATGGGTTTGGGGCCCAGAGTATTATGGTTCACACAAAAATGAATCAAAAAGTATTTTCATTACAGATTCCAAAAAAGAAATAAAATTACCAAACGGTAGCCGTGTAAAAGCGGTTGCAACTTCAAAAGATGCCCTTAGAGGTTTTACGCCGACATATCTTGTTATGGATGAGGCCGCATATATTGATAATGGTGCTATTGTGTTTGGTGCTGCGTTAACAGCGCTTGGTACTGGTGGTAAGGCCACGCTTATATCAACACCAAATGGTATGGATAAACTTTATTATGAAACATACGCCCAATCAAAAGCAAAAAAGAACAACTTTAATATCATTGAAATGAAATGGTATGAAGATTTAAGGTATAATAAAGACCTTAAATGGGTTAAGGGTGATGAGATATTTGATGAGATTGAGTTTTGTTTTGATTCATATACTAGAATGATTGATGGGGGGTTTAAACCTACGTCATCTTGGTATGAAGAAATGTGTAGGGGTATGAATAATGATTCTAGAATGATAGCGCAGGAATTGGACGTATCATTTATTGGTTCTGGTGGTAACGTTATCAGCGAGGACATTATTCAAGAGCAGGATAGATTAAATGTTATGGAACCAGAATTTGTTAGTGGGGCTGAAAATGAAGTTTGGATTTGGAAACAACCTGAGGAAGGGCACCAATATATAATGGGTGTCGATGTATCTAGAGGTGATAGCGAGGATTCGTCCACAATAGTTATGTTGGATTTTACAACAATGGAGCAAGTTATGGAATATCAGGGTAAAATACAGCCAGATTTATTAGCTCAATTGGTTGAGGAGTATGGCGAGCTATACAAAGCATATACGGTTGTCGATATAACTGGTGGTATGGGTGTTTCAACGGTGTTAAAATTATTGGAATTTGATTACAAACGTTTGCATTATGATACACCTAACGGTAAAATATTGTCAACCAAGCAAAGACAAATGGATGCTTATAAAAAAGATAACAAGGTGCCTGGCCTTCAGGTAAGTTCAATCCGAACACAAATGGTTTCAAACTTTGAAGAAAAGATTAGAAACAACATTGTTAAGATAAGGTCGGCTAGAATGATTTCAGAAATGAAAACGTTTATTTATAAAAATGGCCGCGCTGACCATATGGACGGGTATCATGATGATTTAATTATGTCAATGGCAATGTGTTTATGGGTTATAGAGCATTCATTTAAAAATCTTGAGAAGTTAGAAAAACAAACTAAAGCTATGTTAAATAGTTGGGTAGCAAGTACAACCCAAGTTGATACTGATGCGCAGAGAGGTAATGGGTTTGTATCGAAAGAAAATAGACATAAAACAGCCGCACCGAAACCAAATTTTAGCCCAGTTGTTGCTAAAAATATGCAGGACCCAAAAGGTCAGTATATGTGGTTATTTAGCGGTTCAAAATAAAAAAATATAATATGAGTACTAAACCAGAATCTAGAGGTAAATACGCCATAAAAACTTATGGCAATTATTTATATACTTGGACACCCCAAACCCCAACATATAGCAAAGGAAAAAATACGGGTGATAAAAAATCATATTGTGACGCTTTACCAGGCTCACAAGGTCAAGATTGGATTTGTACTTATGTTTATGACATATCAGTATTTAATGGTGAACAACAAAGATTGGCATATGTAGAATGTGATTATGTAAAATAAACTTGATTTAAATTAAAAAATCGTTATAATTAAATAAAAAAAATGGCAAAAAATAATTTAACCATATTTCAGAAACTAGGCAAAATATTAGGACCTGAAGGATTTAAAATTAATGAACCTGCACCTCAAAGGTTTAATATTAATAAGGATGTCTTACTAAAGACAACAGATAAGCAAGAATACGAAACAGCAAAATTACAAGCGCAACAAAATAGATACTTAGGACAAGTATGGAAAAAAGTTGAGACTGGGTTATTTCAACAAGCTGTAAATTATGAAACAACTAGAATTGGTTCTTATTCTGATTTTGAAGCAATGGAATTTTATCCAGAAATTGCTGCTGCTTTGGATATCATGATGGAGGAATCAACAACATTAAATTCTAGCGGTAGAATGGTTAATGTTTATTCTGAAAGCAAAAGAGTTAAGGGTATAGTTGAGGATTTATTGTTTAATAGACTTGATATACATACATCGTTACCAATGTGGACAAGAAATACTTGTAAATATGGTGATAATTTTGTGTACCTTAACATTGACGATGAGAATGGTGTTGTTGGTGTTAAACAAATGCCAAACTATGAAATGGAAAGACGTGATGGTGGCTTATTTGATATGCTAACACAAAAAACAGATGAAAATTATATATCAGACAAGGTTAAATTTTACTGGAGAGGTCGTGACGTTGAGTTTAATTCTTGGCAAATGGCGCACTTTAGATTGTTAGGTGATGATAGAAGATTACCATACGGTACATCTGTTTTGGAAAAGGCTAGAAGAATTTGGAAACAACTAATTCTTTCTGAAGATGCTATGTTGGTATATCGTGTTACTAGAGCACCAGAAAGAAGGATATATAAAATTTATGTTGGTAATATTGATGATAAGGATGTTGAAGCATACGTAAATGAAATTGCCAATAGATTTAAAAGAGCACCTATTGTTGACCCCGCAACAGGTCAAATTGATTTAAGATACAATCAATTATCAAACGACCAAGATTACTTCATTCCAGTAAGAACCGAGGACGCACCAAATCCGATTGATACGTTGCCTGGTGCTGCTAATCTAGACCAGATAGCCGATATTGAATACTTACAGAAAAAATTATTTACAGCACTAAGAGTTCCTAAACCATTTTTAGGTTTTGATGAAACAACTGGTGAGGGTAAAAACCTAGCGCTTCAGGATATCAGATTCTCTAGAACCGTTAATAGAATACAGCAAGCAATGTTACAAGAATTAAATAAAATTGTTATCATTCACTTATACGTATTGGGTTTTGAGGATGATTTGGATAATTTTACATTAACATTAAATAACCCATCAACACAGGCCGAAATGCTTAAGGTTGAACATACGCAATTAAAAGTTACGTTGTACAAAGATGCTGTTTCTGATGCTGGTAATGGTTTTGGTGCTATGTCAATGACAAGAGCTAAGAGAGAAATTCTTGGTTGGTCTGATGACGATATCAAGCAAGACCTTCTAGAGCAAAGAATGGAAAAAGCAGCAGCTGCAGAAATTGCAAATACAGCACAAGTTATCAAGCATACTGGTATGTTTGATACTGTTGATAGAATTTATGGTGATATTAATGCTGCAATGGAAGGTGGCGGTGGTGCGGCAGCTGATGGTGGTGCAGCCCCTGCGGGTGGAGGTGGAGGCGGTGGTAGCACAGCTGGATTAGGTGGCGGATTTGGTGGTGGTGGTACAACTGAAACTGATTTAGATTTTAGTGGTGGTGAAGCTGGTGCTGAGGGTGAAGAAGCGGCAGCTTCTACTGAAGCTGGTGGTGAAGCAGCGGCTGCTGGTGAAGTTGCTGGTGCTGAAGAGACCGCAGCTGAAACAACCGCTGAAGAAATTAAAAGAATTGATAATTTATTAGTTGAGGAAAAGAAAAAAATTCAAAATAAATTAAACGAAAGGGCTGAAAAATATAAATCTATATTTGTTGACAGGTTAATCACTATGGTTGATAACGAACCTAAACCAATAGAAAATACCAAAATTTACAATAAAAATTTAAAAATAAATGAGGGTATTAACAATATGATTAACGATATTGATGACATGTTAAACAAATAATTTATTTTTTTTCATACAAATAATGATATTTATAAAGTAAAATAGTACTAATGCAAAATTTTGGTAAAATTAAAAATACGTTCAATAATTTACTAGTTGAGGCTATTGCAAAAAAAGATGAAAACACTAAAAAGTTGTTTAAAAAATACATTAAAACAATTAAAGAAAGTGAAATATTAAGAACTCAATTTTTAATTTATAGTAATATAGAAAATAAAATAGGTGATGATTCATTATCTGTTTTTTCTTTTGTTTCAGAAAACTTAAGATTATTAGAAAAGTATAATCAAAAAGATATTTTGAAAGAAAATTCAAAATTGGCATCAATGTTGATTGGTATTAAACACAATGTTGATGATAAATATAATTTATCGAATTTACACGAATCAATCACAAAATTAACGTTTATTAATAAAAAACCTC